AAAAAAGGCTAACACGCACCTGTCGATGATTAGCCTTTGTTGAATGGTCGGTTGCCTCGGGCGAGGCTTCCGAAATTCATACTATCATAGATTTCTTTATGTTGCAACAAGGAAATATAAAAAATTTATTGTAAAGGAGATGATTTAATTGTCATTAACTACTTCAGAAATGAGTTGCGCAGACATAGCGGCGGTTATGGGTGCCAACAGAAACGACAACGGATTCGGTGATATGGGATCCGGCGGCTGGTGGTTGATCCTTCTGTTCCTTATCTTCGGGAATGGATGGGGCAACGGCTGCGGCGGTTCAAACGGAGGTGCAGGCGGTCTGTACCCTTGGATGAATCAGGCGGAGATTACTTCTGATGGATTCAGAGATCAGATGCTCAACTCGAACATTACTTCTATCCGTGATGGTATATCCGATATTTCTACACAGCTTTGCAATGGCTTCGCAGGAATAGAGCAGGGTGCTAATGCAAGACAGATAGCTAATATGCAGACAGCATTCGGTATGCAGACAGCGATGAATCAGGGTTTCAATTCTCTCGGTTCGCAGTTGGCACAGTGCTGCTGTGATAATCGTCTTGCTACTTGTCAGACGCAGAACATCATTCAGAGTGAGAGCGCTGCTACAAGATTTGCTGATGCAAACAATACAAGGGACATCATTCAGAGCCAGAGCAATGGAACACAGGCTATCCTTGATAAGCTTTGTCAGCTTGAACTTGATGGTGTTAAGGCACAGGTTGAGGCAAAGAATGATAGGATTGCTGAACTTCAGAGACAGCTTTCCGATGCTAACCTTCGTGCTTCGCAGACAGCACAGAATGCCTTTATTTCACAGGGATTCAGCAATGAGGTTGATGCCTTGTATAACAGGCTTAATAGCTGTCCTGTTCCGTCAACTCCGGTTTACGGCAGAACACCTATCTTCACTTGCGGAAGCAATAACGGATGCGGATGTAGCGGTAACACCTTTTTCAACTAATTAGGAGGGAATGTCTATGGCAGAATATGTAACTACAAGCGATGCATTAGTTGCCTTAAATGGCACTATTCCATTCAGCCGAGTTTCTATCCCTTGCAATACAGGAAATGTAGTTCCTCTTGCTGTTGGGGTTCTTAATCTGAAGGGCAATACTCCTAATAGATTCGCAAGGTATAAGGTGAAGTTGCAGGCGAATATTCAGATTCCCGAAGGCGGTGCTGTTACACCGATAGCTTTGGGAATTACAATCAACGGAGTTTTAATTCCCGAGAGTGTAGCAATATTCACACCACAGGCGGTTGAGGAGTACGGATTTATTCATTCCGAGATAACTATAACTGTTCCTTGTGGATGCTGTGTTTCTGTTTCCGCCGCTTATGTTGACGGAACAGAAGACGATCCGGCAACGACACCTACACCTTCAATAAATGTCAGACGTTACGCATCTATATCTGTTGAAAGAATCGCATGAGGAAGGAGGATAAAGCAATGCACACATATTACGATGCAAAGGACATGCTTAAAAAGGAGCTTGATGAGATCATCGAAACAGGCAAACTTGATGATCGCAGTCTTGAGACTGTTGATAAACTCTTAAATTCAATCAAGAACTCATGCAAGATCATTATGTATGAGGAGTATGCCGATGATGGTTATTCCTATGCTGACGGCGATATGGATATGGCAAACTATTCATACGCAAGAGGCAGAGGCAGAAACGCAAAGCGTGACAGCATGGGCAGGTATTCTTCCGCTCGTGACGGAAGGATGCGAGGTCGCTATTCAAGAGCAGGTGGCTATTCCTATGATGATGGCGAGAAGGAAGAGAAGATCGAGATGCTTCAGGACATGATGCAGGAAGCAAAAACCGATGAAGAGCGCAGAGCCTTACAGAAGATCATCAGAAGGTACGAGCAGGAGTAAACTTTATGTTCAGTAAAAGTGAACTTCTCGATGCAATAGAAGATCTGGAAATGGCACCTGCCACTTATCAGAATGCAGAGAAGTTAGCAACTTTTTATACACTGTACGATCATCTGTATGTACGGAAAGAACCTGTCAGCCGGATAGAATCAATCGAAGAAGTAGTGATTGGTGATTATGGGGATTCAGAATTCTTTCAGGCTGTAATGGATAAAAAATCTGATGATGTATGGATGATCATAGATGAACTCATGGAAACTCTTAAGGTGATGCAGCCGAAATTGTATCAGGCTACGATAGACAAGATCAAGGAGCAATGATACAATCATTTTGCTACAAGTGATTTATCACGGGAAAGAGAAGTCGAGAAATCGGCTTCTCTTTTTTATTGTACAATCAACTCTTTTTAGTTGACTTATGCCTCTATATGGTATATACTACACATACAATCAAGAAGGAGGAAAATACAATGACAAAGGTGATTTTTTCAAAGGATATCAGAAAGGCATTCACGGATAAGGTTAACGAGTACCTTGCAAAGGGAATGGAAATCAGCGTAAGGACAATGTCCGGATCACAGGGAGAGATCGGAAAGATTGATCTTACAGACGGGCAGAACGTTTACAGGATCAGACTTGAAAGAGATCACAGTTATATCGATAAGGATTTCTTTTACGGCGGCATTGATACGATAGAATTGATAGTTGAGAAGTACGAAGATGATGGAAGAGATGCATTAGACACTTGGGGGACACTTTGGAGCGGAAAAGGCGAGTTGATCGAGAAGAAGATTTGGTACTCAATCGAGGATAGAAAAGCCTTTACAGATAGCTTTGACGAGATTTTAAGACTTCTCGAGATAAGAACCTCCAGAAGAAAGAACAGAGAGATCGAAACAAAAGAGATCACAGATTCAAAGAGAATTTCAATTCTTCTCAAGATTGTAAAGAAGCGCAGAGGTTATTCTTCGGTAACAAAGAAGCAAATAGCAAAGATAATAAAAAGTGATGCAAAGATATTAAAGAGTGATTCCGGGTACATGGTGTTCTTTACAAACGAAAGCAGAAAAATGACTGTTAGAATTTGACAACGATTTTTTATTGAAAAGAACAAAAAAAGATTGATTGTCAATGAAAAAAGAGTTAAAATTATAAAGGAAAGGAGGTAATCACATGGGCGCACTTATAGCAAAAAACAAGAAGCTATACATTCTGCGGAATGAAGCAGGTCTATCCCAGATTGAATGCGCATATAAGTTGGGGATACCGACTAATCAATATGCAGCAATCGAGCAGGGAAAGACAAGAGGCAAAGTCAACGTTTGGAGCAATATTCAGAAACTGTTTAATGTCCCGGATGCTGATATGTGGGAACTGATCAAAGGATCAATGTAAGAAAGGAGATACCAATGACACTTTATGAGATAAATAAAGCAATTGAGGATGCTATCCTTAATATCTATGCACAGGTAGATGAAGAAACAGGTGAGATACCGGATGATGCAATGCAGGCTCTGACCGATCTTCAGATGGCGAGAGACGAGAAGCTTGAGAACATCGGATGCTTCATCAAGAATCTTGAAGCGGAAGCCAAAGCCATCAAGGAAGAAGAGCAGGCTTTGAAGAAGAGAAGGGAATCGAAGGAACATCAGGTAGAATCCCTTTCAAAGTATGTGAAGCAGATGCTTGGTGGAGAGAAGTGGGAATCTTCCAGAGTGGCATTCACTTTCCGTAAGTCAAAGATTACGCAGATTACGGATATCGAGGCTATTCCTGATAAATTCAAGACTTCGGAGATCACATGGAAAGCTGATAAGACAGCAATTAAGAAGGCTATCGAGGCTGGACAGGAAGTTGCAGGCGCACATATCGAAGAAAAGATCAATATGTCGGTCAAGTAAGAAAGGAGATAAAAATGACGATGTTGGCATTTTGTTTAGGAGTTCTTGTCGGTGGAGTATTAGGAGCGATAGGAATGTACCTTCTTATCAAGGAAACAAGAATGGATCTTAATATGATCGAGGATGAACCTGCAAATCAGGAAGCAAACAACGATATTGATTTTCCGAACATGGAATATCACCCGGAAAATTTAAGAAAAACATCAGCAAAGGAGATTAAGTATGGCAGATTCTAAAAACATTTCAGAGAAGTTAGTGGCAATTCAGACGGAGTTGAAAGCTCCGAAGAATCTTTATAACAGCTTCGGTAAGTATTCTTATAGGAATGCGGAAGGCATACAGGAAGCATTGAAGCCTTTATTGAAGAAGTATAAAGTGTTTGTGATCCTGTCGGATAGCATTTGTGAAGTCGGGGGCAGGGTATATGTCAAGACTACAGCCAAGCTGCAGGATGCGGATTCTCCCGATTCCATCGAAGTTACAGCATTTGCGAGAGAAGCAGAGATAAAAAAAGGAATGGATGACGCACAGATCACTGGAGCAACATCATCATATGCAAGGAAGTATGCTCTCAACGGATTGTTCCTTTTGGATGATACAAAGGATGCCGATACAGATGAGTATCACGAGCAGACCAATCAGCAGAAGCCACAGAGGGCACCTAAAAAGGAACAGCCGGTTGATAATAAGCCTGTGCAGTATTTTTGCGAAAACTGTAAAAACCCTGTTGTGGATGCAGAAGGATACACTGTTGAAAACATTGTTGCATCTACAAGAAATAAGTTTAATGGTCACGTTTTCTGCATGAATTGTGCGCATATGATTCAGAAGCAGATCAATGAAAAGAAGGCGGCATCTACAAAACTTCCGTTCCCTATTGACGGCGAGGAGGAATTATAATGAGTGAACAGATACCTGCTTTTGATAATATTGAAATGCTTGTTGGCGGTGAACCTTTATTTAAGGAAGAGTTCTCTCGAAAAGACATTGCTCGCAGACTTATGAAGGATTTTCCGGGAAGATGGAGAGACATCGAATCGTTAACAAAAAATATCGGTTCAGTGATCAGAGAATTAAAGATTGAACCAATAAAAAAGGTATTTGCCGGATATCGTGATGATGGTCAGCCAAAAGAGCAGTATCTCTATAATCGTGGTGATGCTACTACAGTTTATCATTATGTTGCATATTGTAAGACTAAAAAATCGCCCGATTCTAAAGGAGAAAGAATGCACGTATCTTTTGGTGAAGGGGAGATCCATTTCAAGGATTCAACGGATATCGGAAAACAGGCCATGCAGATTATCAACGATGAAGTTGCTCGAACCGGGAAAAGGATCAATGTTGTTGCTGCCGAAATGATCATAGGATACAGAACAGATCATCCCATCGAATTGTCGGAAGAAGATAAACTTCGCATCGAAAACAAGCGATTGAGAGACCTGCTTAAGAAATATGAGAAAGGAAATAACACATGAACAAAGTAATACTGATTGGAAGGCTCACCAAAGATCCCGACACCAAGAACACAGCCAACGGAACAACAGTAACCAAGTTCACACTTGCTGTTGATAGGAGATTCAAGGATGCAAATGGGCAGAGGCAGACGGATTTCATATCCTGTCTTGCATGGCGGCAGGCAGCTACATTCATATCTTCTTACTTCCGCAAAGGCTCGAAGATTGCCATCACAGGAAGTATTCAGACAAGGAATTACGATGATAATGATGGCAAGAAGGTATATGTCACCGAGGTTGTAGTTGATGAAGCTGAATTCGTAGAATCATCTGGAAATAATCAGAATTCTCAACCTACAGATAATGACAACATTCAATTTTAATAAAAATGCCCTCGGTGATCGCAGCCGAGGGCGGTATCTAAAAGAAAGAGTAAACATAGATACCAATGACACTTTGATTATAACACGAATAATGGTATAATCAATAGTACACAAATGGTCTGTATCGAGGACGAGACGATACGGACTTGATACAGGCCTACACCCTTTGGAACTCGTCCTTCCGAAGGGTTTTCTTTTACAGGAGGTAATATGACTGAGAGTAAATATTATTGGTTGAAGCTTCAACGTGATTTTTTCAAGAGATCCGATATCATGGTTGTCGAGAATATGCCGAATGGTAAGGAATATGTCTTGTTTTATCTGAAGCTTCTTCTTGAGAGCATTAGCCATTCCGGAGAATTACGATTCACAGATACCATTCCATACAACGAGCAGATGCTTGCTACGATTACTAATACCAACATCGATATCGTAAGATCAGCTATGAAGGTATTTACTGAATTGCATATGTTGGAAATCGTAGAAGATGGCACAATCTATATGTCCGAAGTCGAGAAGATGATCGGCAGCATGGCTAATAATCCCAACGCAAACAGGCAAAGAAGATTCCGAGAAAATCATGCTACCGTTACAGAATGTAACGGCAATATAACGGAATCCGTTACAGAAAATAACGCAATCGTTACAGAATGTAACGCACACATAACGGAAAGCGTTACAAATAATAACGAGAGTAAGAATAAGAGTAAGAATAAGAATAAGAGTATAGAGATAGAGAAAGAAACTAAAGTAAAGAAAGAGATGAATCTCTTTTCTTTACTCCAAGGCGATGAAGAGATATCTTCCGATCCGAATCTTCTTAAAGCATTCGAGGATTTTCTTAACATGAGGAAGGCAATAAAGAAGCCTATTCATACCGAAGAGGGCATTCACAGGTTGGTGAATAAGACTTGGAAGCTTTCTGGAGGAGATCACCATCTTGCCATCGAGATCCTTCGTCAAAGTATTGGTTACGAATGGCAGGACGTATATGCTCTCAAGCAAGACGATAGCATTCAGAGACCGAAGCAGACGCAGGAGAAGTTTGTTAATCCATTCACGGAGATAAAGAGGAGGCAGGGCAGGATATGACAAGAGAACAAGTTACAGACCTTCTTGAAGAACTGCTTAAGGCATATCCATATTACATGAAGAACATATCCGATCCCGATGGAATGATAGATACATGGGAAAGGGAATTCGGTACAGAAGATGCAGGAGCGATATTCAAGGCGGCAAGGCATCATATAAACACATCGAAGTGGTTTCCTACTATTTCTGAAATAAGGAAGGCTATCAATAAAGGACAGATGATGTACGGACAGCCACAGCCTTCTGCTCCGGCAATCGAAGCACCAAAAGCACCGCACAAGCTGATAAAGGCAGAGGAAGAGAAGTGCAAATACGAAAGATGCGTGTTGTATCACGACCTTTGCAATGGATTAGAAAACGGGAAATGTCCGTTTGAAGGTCTTTAATAAAAGGAGAGAACAATGAGCAAAGCTTGCGATTTATGTGATCACATTAGGGAGAAATTAAAAGATATAATCATCGTTAAGCAAGATGGAAAATATAGACCTGTAAAAAACACATCTTCGCAGGAATGTTACAGAGTGATATACGAAATCGACCGATTGTTAAATAGGAAAGATGATAAGGAGGAAGAAGAATGAAGGCAATAGCAATAACAGCGATTATCTGCGTAACATTGGTTATGATTTCATGGATCAATAAGGATAAGCCAAGGAGGAAGATATGAAACACTACACAAGAAGAGAGAGGAAAATCCGCAGGAATGGATATAATGATGGTTATATCGAAGGTTATAAACAAGGCTTGCACGATGGAAACCCTTTAATCGCTATTGCAGAAGCGGCGGCAAAGGCTGTTAATTCAATTATTGAAACTATTGATGATCCTAAATTTCAAGAAGCATGCCGTGAATATTTAGAGGAACAGAAGAAAGATTCTCATAAAGGAAACTGTGATTTTTGTAAACACCAAGATAGAGCCTCGACCGAATATCCTTGCTGTGTCTGTGGAGATGGGGAGAATTTTTTTGAAATGTGGGAGGAGGAAGAAAATGACAGCGCAGAAACAGGAAGTAATGCAGGCAGCGAAAACGATCGCTAACTATTGCCGGTCGCACATCTGCACCGATTGTCCTCTAAATATCGGGAATAGAAATGACAGTATTCAGAAAGCACATTGTGTATGTGATTATAACATTCTGCATTTGCCGAGTACATGGAAGATCGAGGAATTGAAGCAATGAATGAGATTATCTATCAAGCATTGATACCTCTGAACCCGAGGACAAAGAAAAACAGTCAGCAGATATTGATTAACGGAAAAACAGGCAAGCCTTTTGTAGCACAGAATGCAAAATACAAACTCTATGAACAGGATGCAGGCTGGTTTCTTAAGAAGCCAATCCGTCCTATTGACTACCCTGTGAATATCGAGTGTAGATTCTACAGGAAGAATGCAATCCGGTGTGATCTCACCAATCTTCTTGAAGCCATCGATGATGTTCTGGTTAAGTATGGCATAATCAAGGATGATGCTTTTACGATCCTTGCCGGGCATGACGGGAGCCGGGTTTATATAGACAAGGATAACCCAAGAACAGAGATAATAATCACAAAGATGCATTAAAATAGCACCCTGACTTCATTATGAGATAACTTGACATCTGCTATATAATATTAAGTGTGCTAACACGAGTGAAGCACGAAAAGGAGATAAGTAAATGCAGGAAGTATGGAAGTGCATTGAAGGCTACGAAGGGAAGTATGAGGTAAGTAACCTCGGAAGAGTAAAAAGTTTGATTGACAGAAACGGGAATTTCCGAGAAGTGTTAGTTAAACCGAGGATGGGCAAACAGGGATATTTGTATGTCCATTTATGGAAGAAATCACAACAAAACACCAAGAAAATACATCGGTTAGTAGCCGAAACATTTTTAACGAGACCTAAAGATGCTCAATGTGTTAATCATAAGAATTGTGTGAAAACTGACAATAGGGTTGATAATCTTGAGTGGTGTACTTTCTCTTATAACACAAAACACGCAATAAATCACGGAAGATGCAGAGAACAATCGGGCGAAAAGAATCATATGTATGGGCGAACATATGAGAATAGTCCTTTTGCAAGACCGATATTCCAATGCAATAAGGAAGGAAAAGTTATCAAGGAATGGTCATGTGTAAAGAGAGCATCGGAAGAACTAAAGATATCTCATATAGATGCCTGCGCAAGAGGAGTAAGGAAAACAGCTGGCGGTTATATTTGGAAGTATAAGGAGGTGTAATTATGCCTAATGCGAAAAATTTGAGAACACCTACAAGCGAAGAAGCCAGAGCAATGCAGAAAAAATCTGCCGCCAAAAGGTCTCAAAATATCAAAGAAAAGAAATTGATACGAGAGATATTGGAAGAAAGATTAGGGAAAAAAGACCTTAATGAAATATGCGACAACCTTATTATTCGTGCAAAAGGCGATTCCAAAGACTTCGAAGTCTTACAAGCGGCGTTAGGACAGAAGCCTGTTGACCGTGTAATGCTTGCTGAAGTCGACCAAGAGACAATAGATGCCGTAGAAAAGGCGGTTCTTGAAGACGAAGAGTAGAATAACGGCACACCTTATGATATAATAAATATTGGAGGTGTGCCGTTATGGTTGGAATATATAAGATAACAAATACTAACAATGGTAAGGTTTACATTGGTCAGAGTTTGGACATTTCTCACAGAAAGGCTTGCCATGAATACGATTTGAAAAATAATAGACATAAGAATGTTTATTTGCAACGATCCTACAATAAAAATCCGAAAGCTTTCAAGTTTGAAATTATATGTTATTGTAAAGAAGAAGACCTAAACGATCTTGAGATATACTATATCAAGAAATACAATTCAGCAGACCATAAATATGGTTATAACCTTGATTTGGGTGGAAATAGTAAGGGTAGAACATCAGAAGAGACGAGGAGAAAATTGTCTGCTGCCAAGAAAGGCAATAAAGCCATGGTTGGAATTAAACTATCTGATGAATGGAAAAAACATTTGTCGGAAGCACAACCACACAAAAAAAGAATCCGATGCAAAGAAACAGGGGTTATTTATGATAGTTTTGCTGATGCAGCAAGAAAGACAGGATTGAATCGCACAAAGATAGTTTCGGTTTGCACAGGAAAGCGGAAAAGCACAGGAGGATATCACTTCGAATATGCTGACCAGAAAACAAGCGATTGATTTTCTCAAGAAAAGACCTGCCAAGTATGCAAATATGCTTGGATTCGATAAATTAACCGATATCCATAATGATTGGATTCGAGAGATGGTGCTTGGGAAGGAAGATTTTACCCTTGAGGCTCATCGAGGTTCGTATAAGACAACCTGTGTTTCTATCGCCATTGCCGAAACTATGATTCTGCTTCCATCGTTGAGAAATCTATTCATGCGTAAAACAGATGATGATGTCAAGGAAATCATCAACCAAGTAAGAAAGATATTAGAAGCTCCTCAAACACAGGTGTTCGTCAATGCAATCTATGGTATCAACCTGAATTTGCCTGTGAGCAATGCGACAGAATTATCGACCAATCTTATTATCGATACCAAAGGTACGAGTCAAACTGTAGCTATATCAGCGAACAGTAACCTTACAGGTAGGCATTTCGACAGGATATTTGATGACGATATCATCAATGTCAAAGACCGATTCTCAAGGGCAGAGAGAGAACATACAAAGGTCGTTTATCAGGAATTAAGAAATGTTCTTAACCGAGGTGGTAAGATGGTTAATACTCTTACTCCGTGGCATAAAGACGATGCTTCCACACTAATGGCAGAACCTTGCAAATACACTTGGAAGGACACAGGTTTGATATCACCGGAAGAAATAAAAGAAATAAAAGCTTCTATGGCTCCAAGCCTGTTTGCAGCAAACTACGAATTGCGACATATCGCCTCCGAGGATGTTATTTTCTCTGATCCGGTGCTTCACGAAGATCCTGCAAAGGTTCAGCAGGCGAGGTATAGCCACGTTGATGCGGCTTACGGCGGTGAGGATTCCACAGCCTTTACTATTTGCCGCAAGGCGGAAGGCAAGTATTATGTTTATGGCAAGAAGTGGAGAAAGCACGTTGATGATTGCCTTGATATTATTAGAGCGGAAAAGGCAAGATTCAATGTAAGGTGCCTTCTTTGCGAGACTAATGCTGATAAAGGATATTTGAGAAAAGAATTAGAAGATCAAGGCGAGAGAAATGTAATCACCTATTGGGAAGATATGAATAAATATCTTAAAATCGTTACATATCTCAAGGGTGTATGGGATAGAATAGTATTTGTTGATGGAACGGATCAGGAATATATCGATGAGATCCTTGAATTTAACGAAAATGCTGAACACGATGATGCACCGGACAGCCTTGCATCTTGCATAAGGCAATTATGGGATGAAAAAGACGAAAATGATAATGTATCACATTTTGGAAGGCGTTAAGTTATAATCAGAATATATAGGCTCGAAAGGAGACGGGGATATGAAGACCTATCAGGATTGGCTTGAAGTGGCTGACAAGAGCGAAGAAGAAAGAATGGCATTTGTATTTGCAGCCATTACTGACTATAAGAACAGTGACCTTTATAAATTTGCGGTGACAGCTCAAACCTACTATGACGGAAAGAATGAAGTCATTGAAACTGCGAGAAAGGTTATTTATAACCAATTCAACGAAGCTGTACCGGATCTTGTTTCTGCTAATCACAAGATAGCAGACGGTTTCTTCGGACGTGATGTCAAACAGGCTACGTCCACACTTTTGAGTAACGGATGTACATGGGCAAGTGAAGACAAGATAGGCGGCAAAACTCTCGGTAAGTCTTTTGACCGAAGATTATGCAAGCTTCACAGATGGGCGCAGATCGCAGGTGTATCATGGGGATTCTATAACAAGGATCATGTGGATATCTTCAAGGCAACGCAGTTCTTTGGTCTTGAAGATGAAGAAGACGGAATGGTCAAGTTAGGAATCCGATTCTGGCAGATAGACACCACAAAGCCATTAAGAGCCGTTCTTTATGAATTGGACGGATATACCGGATATATTCAGAGAGCAGGAGAGAAGGCAAAGGTTTATTCTCCAAAGAGAGCCTATATTCTTAAGGTCAACAGAACGGAAGTAGACGGAGAAGAAATAGCAGACGGCATCAATTATCCAACATTCCCGATTGTTCCTCTCTACGCTAACGAACAGCATCAGAGTGAGTTGGTAGGTCTTAAGAATACCATCGATGCAATTGACCTCATACAATCCGGGTACTGCAATGACACCGATGAAATGAATTTCTTATATTGGACAGTAACCAATGCCGGTGGCATGGATGATCTGGATCTCATAGAAATGCTCGACAAGTTGAGAAAACTTCATGCAGCGACCTTAAGAGGAGATCAGCAGATTCAACAGCACACAGTTGAACAGCCGTATATGAGCCGTGAAGCGATCCTTGACAGGCTCGAAAAGAAACTATACAAGGATGCAATGGCTCTCGATACATACAATCTTGCAAGCGGAGCTGTAACGGCAACACAGATCATTGCTTCTTATGAGCCTTTGAGGGAAAAACTCGATATACAGGAGGAAGAAATATCCGATTTTATTGAGAGGCTTCTTGCTGTCGCAGGCGTTGAGGACGAAGCGACCTATAAGAGATCATTGATTGTAAACAAGGCAGAAGAGATTGATAACTATATCAAGGCAGGAACCTATCTCGATGACGAATATGTCACGGAAAGCGTAATGACAGTTCTCGGTGATAAGGATCAGGTCGAGACAGTTCTTGCAAGAATGGCGGATAAAAACCTTAAGAGATTGACAGGCGGAAACAATGCCAATACGGAAACGGAATAAAGACGATTTCATGTCAAGAGAAATGGATGAGAGGCTTTCGGAAATGGAAGCCTCAATTTCTAATGTCTATCAGCAGGCTGTCGAGGAAACAACAGCAAGGCTGAATTCGTATATGCAAGCCTACGAGGAAGAGAACCGAGTAATGCGATCAAGACTTCTTGAAGGGGAGATCACGGAAAAAGAGTACGAAGAATGGGCAAGAAGAAACCTTCTTCGGACACAGCAGTATTCAACAACCATCGATTCTCTTACCGAAATGCTTGTAAATGCCGATACTGCTGCAATCGCTTTGGTGAATGGTGAATTGCCGTATGTCATAGCAGAAAGTTATAATTACACGCAGTTTGTGGGGCATATCATCGCAGACCATGATGATATTCCGAATGTATCGTTCGAGATTTATAATGCTCAATCGGTACAAGCGATCATCCGGGACAATCCGGAGATATTGCCTGTTGTAGATCCAGAACTCGATACCGAATGGAACAGAACTCGGTTGAACAGGGAGATTACGCAGGGCATTATTCAAGGAAGCACGATTCCGGATATGGCTACAAGGCTCCAAAGAGTAACGCAGATGGATAGGAATTCTGTCATCAGAGCGGCAAGGACAGCCATGACGGGTGCAGAGAACATGGGCAGGAATGAGAGCCATAGACGGATTACCTCACAAGGAATCGATATGGTGAAGCGATGGAGTGCGACCTACGATGCCAGAACTCGTGATACTCACAGGCTTCTTGATAATACGACAGCGAATGAGAAAGGCGAATTCGGTGAGGGGATCCTCGATAAGCTTGGCGAGCCTTTAATGGAGTTTCCCGGTGATCCGAAGGGTGCGGCGGCTGAGCGATATAACTGCCGATGCAGACTGAATGTAGTACCTCCGAATTACTCAAGAGAAGCAAACGCACAGGCCTATGAGCGATGGATGCAGGAGAATTATCCTGCCGATTATCGTGCTTTGAATGAGGATAGCTACTTCGACAGGTTGCATAAGACAGATGAATATATAGTCGAGGCACAGAGAAGAGTCGACCGAAGGATTGAGAAAAGGAGGAAGAAGTAAATGGAAATAGTAGATCACTCACCAGAAGTAATCGAGGAGATGAAGAGGAAGCTTGAAGCAGGCTTGGCGGCTCTTGGTGAAACGGCATCAGCAAGGGCGGCGGATGTTGCCCCTGTCGATACAGGAAGATTGAAGAACTCAATCTCATGGGCAACAAAGGATCAGAACGGCGGAAGGGATGCAGACAGCACACCTCTTGCCAATCCCGAGGATAATGCGGTGTATATCGGCACGAATGTCGAGTATGCGGCATA